TCAAATTGTACTTTGCAATTTTTTCAGAAAACTGATCAAGCACCGTGGAGTCAGAGTTCCAATCTTCCTCACGTTGCTTCATCTCCTGGAGGGCCTGATTACGTTTCTCAGCTTCTTCCTTATAGTGCTCACTGTATAACTCTGACAGTTTATCAAGGTGCAGTTGTGTGAGTTCAGTTTCAGTGGCTCTGTACTGCTCTTGCGTGATTGCACTCTGCTCCAATGCTGTTTTGAGTACAGTCATTCTACTAGCGTATGTGGTGTTCTCTTGCTCTATTGCGTCTAAAGCATTGAACTTCATTCGCTGAATTTCAGCGTTTAAATTCTCGTATGCTTTTCTAGCCTTGTCAGTTTCTTCAGCTAATTTTCTAGCGGCAGAACTTGCGGCGGTACTTCCAGAAGTTCCGGCTCCCGACATTTTGAACATGTCATTGTAGTTTAACGATTTTGTTTTAAGTGAGTTTTGCAGATTTATTCTTGTCTGAATTAAATCATCGTATGCTTTTTTACGTTCAGCATCATTCTTTTTTTCAATATCTGCCAACTGCTTTTGAAAAGCATCTTCTGATGCAAGTTCAGTATTTTTCATTTCTTTATTTGCATCAGCTACACGCTTTCTTTCAGACATATAATAGTCTAGCAGTGGGTGTCCTTTTGGTAATTGCAGAATAGCTGAAAGGTCAACTTTACCGCTTCTCTTTACAAGCGCAGTATTTTCTAGGCCTAATTCTTTAATTTTAGCCAGCATTTTAACGCTCATATCGGCACGATTCATAACCTCGTATGTAGTGCCGTGAACCGTTTGAGCGATAATAGATCCGGCCCTTTCAGCGTATGCTTGTAGCTGTTTATACCATGTGTCTAACTGCGCTGTAATATCACCAAGACCTAATCTGACAAAGTCAAACCACCCTTCAAAATATCCAATTTCAGCCTTGCAAGTTTTTTCTCCGGCATCAGACAGATTTGAGAAAAAATCTGCGAACGGTTGCCACAAATTTGATAGACCGTTTGCAATAGTGGAAAATGCACCCTTGAAGGCTCGCACAATTCCACCTAACGCTTGCTGTACTTCTGCGGATTTCAACCATGCGGTGAAACTGTCTAGCGCTCTTGACGCTGTATAAATACTGTCTGCAATTTCCCTACCCACATCTCCAGTTGCAATTGCAGTCCACATATCTGACCATGCGTCTGACAGATTCTTTGTCGCTCCGGTCATACCTCGCATCTGGAAGTTTAAAGTTTCAGCAAAATTATTTTTAGAAATATCATTGATATACTTCATTATGGATTCAGAAGTATTATCAATTACTGACTTCTGACCCTTGTACGATACTTCAATCTGGTCACCCGTAGCTTTTGCCACAATACCAAGCTGTTTTAAGGCTTTCACTTGACCGAGTGCTGCACTTGTAACGACTTGCGATACACTAGCTAGAGTGTTATTAGTTCCAACGGCAATCGCTGACAGTGCCTTGATGTTTTCCTCGGTTGGAACAATACCCGATTTATTCAGATTAACGGCGGCGGCAGTTATATCATCAAACTGTTGCGGAATTTTACGACTTAAATTATTTAAGTCATTGAATAAGATTTTTGCATCTTCAATATTTCCTGTAATCGCTGATAAACTAGAGACCTTACTCTCATAGTCTTTCAGTGAATTAACAATTTTATTGAAACTTGCAACGGCAGAAAAGGCCCCAGCCAATCCGGCGGCCATACCTTTGAATGAATTTTTTATGGAGTTTGCACAACTTGCAGATTGAGTTTTTAGAGTATTTAGCGACTTGGTATATTTTTCAGTATTTAAACCGAGAACTGTTCCAGCGTAATTAACCGTTTTTGCCATTTTTTATTTTTCCCCTAAAAAAATTTCTCACATCATCGGCAGTCGTGTTTTTTTCTGAATTTATATTTTTTTCTTCCTCATTTTCTGCTTGTAGAATTTCCAGCCAAATATCTATTTCTTTGGCCGGAAATTCCAACAGCACAGTTATAGGAACCCCGATTTCCCTTGCTACTCTTGCAATCAGTCTACCGTATCGACAGCGGAAATTTTTTTTTCAGATTCAGACATGGTTAAAAGTTTGGTGTTTTCTTCTAACAGCTTTTGCAGTAAATCGTTAGGTAAATCACACAATAGACTGTAGTTTTCGTCTTTCTCTGTCCTATTTCCCTCACTGTCGCAGAGTGCCATGTTTAGCGCAAATAACAATTTTTCATCTTCTGATGCACCTTTTAAATCATTCTCAAAAATAAAATAAAGGTGCATTTTTTCTCCGGCATTTAACTCCCTCAAAAAAATTTTTGTGTCGATTTCAGAAAAATCTTTTGCATTTACTTCCACAATTTTTAATTTGTTTGTGGCACGATACTTATTAATCAGCTCAGCATACATTTTTATTTTCTCCGTGTGTTATGACGCATCAGTAAAAGCTACATCACCATTAATTCTCATAGAGATTTTAGCTTTTACTCCGTCCTCATTAGAACCACCAACAAGGGCATAACCGGAAATTGCGGCTTGGAATTTTGCCGTGTCCCCGTTCTTCCACTGTACTTTTACCCAGATATTTGATCCGGCCTCGGCAGCAGTCTTTAAAGCCGCCTGATTTGTGTCTCCGGCATACTTGTAATAAGTTACTTCCATTTCAGCAGTATCTTTCATTCCGGCCATGTAGCGTTTAGTCGTATCTGCGAGTGTTGTCTGCTCTACAAATGCACCGGAATTACCAATATCGCCAATCTCTGTGATACCGTTCCACGGTGACCAAGTTCCTGAATTTGAGTCCGGATCTGCTGTTGCAGTGGAATAACCTACAAGCATTCCGGCGATTAAAGTAGCATTTTGTGGTGTATATGAAAAAATTGGTGTTACAGCCATTTTTTTATCTCCTATAGATATTAACGTTAATATTTACTTTTCACTGTTTCATTATAATTCGTTTCTAAATCTTCAGCTATTGCTTTGAATAGCTGATTTTTAACCCGGTTAAAACTCGACATAACCCAATCATTACCGGGGATTCCGTTCACATAACTGTCGCTCGAGACTTTCTGCCTATTCTTCAAAATATGACGCATACTAGATTTATTAGCTATGCTATGCGATTGAGTTCCAAAGTTTAGCCATACTCCGGCATAGGTCGGAGCCTTAATTAAGTGTTTTCTGCCATTGTGAAAACTGATTCTTTCCTTATCCATATTTTTCACGCCGACAATTAATTTTATATTATTATTTTTGAAACTTACTCTACCTTTAAGGCCTTTTTTCAGAAATCCGCTATGTGGAATACCCCACTTATTCAGCTTGCCTTTAGCCTGTAATGCGTCACCGAGTGCAGTTTTTTCAGCGGCTTGGAGCAGTTTATTTCCACGTTTTAATGAACTTCTTACTATTTTTTTTCTTAATTTTGGCTCTGTTTTGGCTAAATCTGTGATGTACCTCTCAATACACGATAGGTCTATGTCAATCTGCCATTCGTCTTTTAGAGCCATTTTTTTATTCCCAAAAAATAAATTTTTTTAAAAAAATTATTCTATAACATCAATATTTAATTTGAGTGTCAGTACGGAACTGTAAAAATAATCTACATCCGGGTCGAAATCTAAATCATGCAACGATTCAAAAAAAATATTTTTTATACCCGAAGTATCATCATCATCGAAACTCTGATCTAGCAGACTGTCTACCACCGCATCGGCATCGGCCCTATCTCTGGAACTGATTATAATTTTAACCGTTGCCCAAAATAAAGTTGAACTCATATCTAGTGTTCTTGTAAGTTCTACATCTTGCAGATTAAAACATACAACAGATTGGCTGCTCTCATAATCTGGAACAAAGTCACAGAATACAGATACATCACTTCCGACAATTCGCTCAATCCAAGATTTTATAGTAGTTCTACTCTCTGCTAACATCTTATGTGTTCCTTATTCTTGCGCTATCATCATTCATAATGACGGTTAATATTATGCTGTCTGCTTTCCAATCCGAAGTAATATTTACAATGTCATATTCATAGCCTTGATATACGACTTTGAATGTATTATTTATATCTTTCAAATAGCGAATTTGTAACGTCAGCAAGTTATTTGCTAGTACAGTGCTGTTCCGTAGCTGTTCCCTAGTCGTTACAGGTCTGACGTTGCACCATACATCGTATGATGTAGTACCATCATGTGATTTTATTGTTATTCGCTCGTTAAGTTTTCCGCTTTCCATTACGCTTGCGCTATCCTATACTGATTCATAATGAATATTGCCGCACCCGGTATTTTTTCAGCAGAGCGGTCATTATAGAAACTGTCAATAATCATCAATTCTGCTATTTTTAATTGGTCATTATACATAATGTCATTATCTGACAATTCGCTGTTAGATTCTGTGATTATTGTCCGATTTAGGTATGTGTTCATTAAATTGAATGCAGAATTTTCTAATTGTGACAAATAAGCATCATCATAATTGTGGTCAATTCTGCATTGTGTTTTCATTTCAGACAATGTGGGTCTTGTAACTGCGGTCATACAACCCCCTTTGCGTGTAATTTAAGAACAATCGGATCTAGTTCGCTCGCCTTGTATCTTCCAGGCTGTAATGTTAAAACTTCCCAACCGTTTGGAGAATATTTAACTACTTTTTTAATTTCAATTTCTGCATCTGACATATCCACTCGTGGAGAATTATCAATTTTTAAATTTTTTTCTTCTGTCAAAAAATTATTTTTTTCTTCAGTAAAAATTTTTTTAGGACGTCCTCGTTGTGCCATTTTTTTTATTTCCTTTCTGTAAAAAAGGGCCGTGTTACCGACCCCCTATGTTTTTGTTTTTGTTCTTATGGAAATAGCTTATGCGCTGGTAACAGCTACGCTTCTACGCTCAATACTTTGAGTGCTCTATAGTCCTGAATTAAGCCACCTACTCTCTTAATTGTGTAGAGTCCGATGTATGGCTTATTAGAGTACATATCACGCAGAACCCCAATGCCCGGACGTTCGAGAATTGCATAACCCTGTCTCATATCACCGAAAATAATCGGGTAAGAACCAGCGGCTACTGCTGGTATATAGTCGTCAATCTCGATAGGGTATCCGAGAAGTGTTTCAGGCATATTCAGAGATACATCTCCACGACCGAAGATTCCATGCAGTGTGTTATCAACTAAGGTCTGCTGTAATTTGGTATAGGTTGAAGTTGACATATACCACTTGGCATTAGATCTGTAAGCATAGTTCAAACTGTCTTTGATAGCATACAAAGAATTTAAAGTAATTCCGGTTGCTGATCCGGTTTTAACCTTCTGCAATTCGTCCCAAGCTCTCTGTGTATCGTCAGCTGTACTAAAGGTTGCGGTCAGAATACCATTTGGCTTATTCGTGCCATCGCCTGAAATAAATGCAGTTTCTTCCTTATCTGCAAAAGTGATAGCCAGGTCACGGGCAAATCCTTCTTCGAAATTGTACCAGGTATCAGCCAGGAAATTCTGAGTGTACTGTGGGAACGCATACAGTTCGCCAACTTCAGCGGTGATGTGATCATAGGTCTGCGCATCGGTTGCAATTCTGGCCGCAGTTTCACCCACCCAACCAGAAGTAATTCCGGTTTTCTTATATGGTCTTTCGTACTTCTTGCCTGATGCTTGAATGATAGTAGCATTGCGGCGGATTGTTGAACGTGGAGTGAGCAGTTCAACAACTCTCTTATCTAAACCATCAGGGCAGATATAACCGCCATTGGCTGGTGTACCCTCGGAACCGGCCGCACGAAGATTTAAAGCATCTCCGGTTTTCAGATAGTTATGGAAATCTTTCTCATACTGCTTTGTAGGATCTTCTGCCTGAGCAGTTCCGTTAATTGGGTTAGATAACTGTGCAATCTGTGTTTTAAGACTTGCAATTTCAGCATCACGCTTTGAAATTTCTGCGTCTGAAGCAGAATTTGCAGCAGCACGGATGTCTTCAATTGCTTTGTTCATAGCATCAATCTGATCTTTTAAGTTCATATCATTTTCTCCAATATCATGATCATGTGAAGATTTAACTTGTGTAATTTTTGCGTTTTTATTCGCCGGGAAAACAACAACAGAATACTCCATCAAATCGGCATCTGCGATCCCATAAGCGTCTAAATCTTGATTGTATTCAACTGCGTCATAGTCCATTTCAAACCCGACTGACAAACCAAGAACAGATCCATCTTTCATGTGAGCGTAAGCTGTTTGTGACTGCGGATCTTCCATTGTGAGTTTACCATGCGCCCACAATCCTTTATCGTCTGATTTTAATTCTGTGCATTTACCAATAGGCTTTGTGCGGTCATGTGACCACAATACCGGGATAACTTCTCCGGCATTAAAACGCTCTATTGACCTATCCCACGCTCCAGGTAAAAAATAAGTTCCATAACTATCAACATCATAGTATGTAGATATGTAACCCTCAAACTCGCCATTTTCAGATATATCAGTTACGACAAATGAAATGTCACGCTTTTGAAACTCTTTATTCATTTTGCAAAAATCCTATTCTACCTATCACACATTATAACATTATTCAATCCATATCAAAATTTTTATGTGTGATACTAATCACATAATTAAATATTATCGCATTAAATATCGCCGTTTTCTGTCGCTTTATCCGCTGTTTCTTCCGGC